GTCACCGCGCCGGCGGTGAGCACGAAGTCCTCTGCCGCGACGGGGACGATCGCGCCCGAGACGGGGAGCGAGAAGTCAGCGGTGATCACCTTGACCTCATTGTTGCCGAGCACGAGTTGCTTGCCGTAGTTCCAGACGGTCACCTCGTCCATGTACTCGAACGCCTGGCTGGTGATTGCCGCCGCGTGGGTTCCGGTGAACGAATATTGGTTGGCCTGTAGTCCGGTAGCGCTCAGCACCTCGAACGAGATCGCCGCGGTCACCTCGGCGCCCACGCCCTGCAATACCTCCGTAGCCCCAGTTGGCGGGGCGGTAAAGGATGCCCCGGCGCCATCGAACACCGCGAGCGTCATCAGCATTGTATTCGCAACCGTCGTGGTGACGTTCGCGGAGATGTTGGCGGACGCTGCGCTGTTGTCCTGTGCCTCCACATCGATGATGCCCGAGGTGGTGAGTGCGCCGACATCCTTCAACCCGCGCACCGCGACGCAGATCGCCACGTACTTCTGAGACTCGCTCATCGTGACACTGAACTTCGCCCCGGACTCGGCGGAGTCAGTGATCCGCTTGAACGCGTGGTCAGACGTGAAGGTTGTCCCCGGGCGGAATAGGCCTGCGCTGTACCGTGTCCAATTCGTCGCCACCGTCCACGACTGGGTTGACGTCTCGTTCGAGGTGATGATGTAGAAACAGACGTCGCCCACTTTCACTCCGCTGGGGATCGTGCCCTCGGCTACGGTCGTGGCCGTATCTTGCACGTTCGAGGTGGTGCCAACGATCACCGGTGTCCCGGTACGTGCGACCAGTGTGCGCCACGGGATTGATGCCTTGTTCACGATCTGATCCGCACCGTTTTCGTATCGGATGATGCGCTGGATCAGTGGGGATGTCGTGCCGCCGTAGAATGTCTCCTGAAGTGCCGTACAGCGTGCCGTTGAGGTGCGGTAATCATTCGCCTCGAAGTTCACGGAGCCCGCACCATCGACATAGAGCCGGGCCTTTGGGCCTTCGGCATTCACCAGCGATGCGAGTTTCGCGAATGGGTCTTCGTTCCGGTCCAGCCAGAACTGCTCCAGTGTCAGCGTCCCGCCGTCGAGTGTTCGCAACCCGCCCGCAATTCCCAGCGCGTCGAGGATGTGGCCAATTGCTGCGTCAGTCGTAATCGATGAGTACAGCGCCGTGGAGAATCCTGTCCGCTTGGGAGCTGTCCCGAGCGTATCGGCTGCGGTGATTCCCACGGTAGCCGGACGGTTCGGGAGCTGCGCGACATTGTTGATGCGCCCGCGCCAGAGATCGTGTGTGGTGCCGTCGAAGTACATCTGTGCTCGTGTGGGATCGTTCCGCCCGAGCCCTGAGCCAGCGTCGTCACTGTACGTGCCGGCCTCGTTGTTGAGCGAGAACGACATCGTGCCTACCGCTGGCTGTAGAGGCGAGCGCGCGACACTGTACCCGCGGCGTATTTGTACGCCCGGCGTTGCCAGAACGTCCGAGGTTACATCGTCGCCAGCCGCCCACGTGCCGTCGTTCCCGAAGTCGATATCGATCGCAGGGGCGCCGGGTGGAGTGCCGTGAGCAAACTCACCCAGTAAGAGTAGTATTACTGCGGCGGATGTAGCCATGACTAGTTGAGGCCAAGGATCAAGAAGGTGCTCGTGGCGTCTGGATTGGTGCCCCATGTCGCAACAGTCGCGAGCTTCGTCGAGCCAACGTAGTCGGTGATCGCCCTGACTTGGGGCGGGGTAGTCGCGCCAGTCCCGCCCACAATCATGACCAGCGTCCCGTTGTAGTAGTCGTTATTAGCATTGGCAGCCGCGTCGAGCGTGATTGTCGTCGCTGACCCGCCCTGCGCCGTTGCGTATCGCACCTCATCGGCAAGTCCCGCGATGATCTCCGCCAAGGTAGGCAAGGCATCCGTCTCAGCCTTGAGCGCCCCGAGGCCGTCAGTGCCGTTCGCCAGGTCCGTCGCTGCGGCAGATCGTCCGATCGTGAACTCGCCCACCACTTCACCGACGACGGAGACGCTATCGACCGTGCCCGTGGTAATAACCAGCGTGTAGTCCTTGGCGGCCTCGTATCCGTTTGCCCCAGTGGCCACAATCGTAAGGAGGTTCAGGCCAGCAACGCTATCGTGCGATACGCCGAGCGTGATGCCTGCTGTGATCTGCGTCACGCTGTCGTTCTCGTAAGCTGAGACGACGGGGCTGCCAGCGAGGACGGTTGGGATACCAGTCGCGAAGGCTCTTGTCGTGAAAAAGATGTAGATCGTCTCAGCCAGTGTAATGTCTCTCATGATGCGAGTCCTCCGCCTTTACCGGCTAATCCACCAGCTCCTGCCAATCCACCTGATGCCGCCATGCTGGACGCGGCCCCTCTGGTGGCTCCCTCCGTGTAGTCGATGTCGAGTTGCGGCGCTGTGTAGGATGCGTGATCATAAGACGCAGCGAGGCGCACCGCTTCGCTAGACGAACCGTCGTCTCTCCAGAACATCTGGATCGCGTTGCCCGATGACCGCCCGACGCGGTCGCTGTACTCCTGCACGGCTGACGTGAAATCTGGGGTCGAGTAGCCCGTGCCCTCGGTCCATGCCGGGATGGAGTCCCACGCCGTGAACGCCGAGGTCATCGTCCGCGCGTTAAAGTCGGCGAATGAGGTGATCTGTGCCGGGTCGTCGGCATCCTCGCAATAGATATTGGTATAGACCGTTGTGCCCGATTGATCGTTTTTCGCTACGAACAGTACTACTGCTGTATCAATAGTCGCGCCGACCGGGATCGTGGCAGACGTGAAACGGCACGAGCTGCTAAAAGCGGTACCGCTAGTTACACCAGCGAAGATGAAGTCTGTCACGTTGCCGAACGCCGAAACGTTATTTGCATAGGCATCGTCTGCCAACGCGCCCACCTGAAGATTGAGGGTGGTTCGCTGGATCGTCTGAATCGGTTCACCGCGAGTCAGTTGGGCGTCGAGTAGGTTAGCCTTCCACTCGCCAACCTTCGCAATCTCGATCTGAGGATCTCGTACCAGTAGCTCGCGCTGCCACTGCGGGTCGAGGTACTCCATCTCACGCTCGCCCGAGGTAGGTGCAAAGCCGAAACTTGGAACGATCAACCCGCCCTCGCGCACCCACTCACTGAGTTCGGCCCCGCTTTCGATCCATTGCCAGAGACGAGGATCGTCGGGATCGATGTTAGGTGGTAGCCACTCCCCAGAGGCGTGCAGCATCGCGCCCTCGGCGTTCGTGATGATGTGCTGGCCCCTGATGGAACCGCGTGACGGACTGAGGACGTGGTGGACCTCAGACAGAGTATTCTCAAGGCCGTGCCGCGCTAGGCCCGCGCGCTTGTGCTGCTCTACCTCGGCGTCAGTCAGCAGGTACAGGCGTTGGACTTCCAGCCCGCCTTCGGCGTTGCGCTGCTCATTGATTACTTCCTGCTGCATTAGAGTTGTCCAGTCAGTTCGGCTGAGTGAATCGCCGCCACCACTACGTCCTCTACTGTCTTGTCACCGATCTGTACCACCACCTGCATCGGCCCCGATTGGAGCGGGGGAGCGTTGCCACTAAGGGAGTCAAGGAACCCTGGCGTGTTCGCGGCAGCGACCGGATTTGCCAGCGCCGCACCGATCATCAGCCTACGGTTACGTGCCTCCAAATGGAGCCGTTCGTTGGCGAGGCGCTGCTCTTCATCGATCGCTGCCTGCACGCCCTCGATGGCGAGTCGCTCCCGCTCTTTGGCGAGTCGCTCAGCTTCATCGATCGCAGCCTGTACGCCCTCCTTGGTTTGATCCTCGAAGTCATCCCAGAACGAACGGTAGAGATCGCCGTTGATCCCCAGTGCCTGCCCTAGCCCCTCTGACCACTCATCGAACGCTGCTTGTTCCTCGGCCAGCTGTTCCCGGCGGGCGTCTACCGCAGCCTGCTTGCCGTTGGCGTAGGCTTCCACCAGATCCAACATCTCACTGCCGGCCTGCCGTTCCCGCTCCGCAATCAGCGATCGCTCGGCGGCTGTGAGTGTCCCCGCTGTTCTGGTCGCTTCTTTGTTTGCCAAGTTCCATGCCTCGAGCGCGCGAGACTGATCCCCTAGTATCTGCTCTCGTTCTCGTTCCAGCGCACGCGCCACGAGCGGATCAAGCGCATCACCTGTCATCGACTGGAACGATGCAATGCCTCCAGGTGCGTTTGGGTTGAATGCGCCAAATCCAAACTTTGCGTTCTCAAAGCCGCCCTCGATCGCGTCAATCATCGCCGCTTCGATATCAGGGCGCACAGGTGAGATTCCGCCGCTTTGCAGAGAGATGAGCCGCGATCGATCAACGTCAGAGAGAAAGCCTGAGCTGAATCTAGTGTCACCCGCCGATGTAGTGACTGAGCCAGACCCCGCAGCTTCGCGTGCTGCTGCTGCGATTTCGTCAAACGCTCGCGGCCCAGCGTCGAAGAGGTCGTTGAATGCAGTCACCGCCGCATTCACGATGGGCACCAGCGTCTCGCCAATGTCAGCCGAAAGCGTTTTGATATTCGCATCCAGGATCTTTATCTGGTTCGCGAGCCCGTCCGAGGTACGCGCGAAGTCGCCCTGCTGGACGGATGTCTGCTCGAGGATCAGCGCGTAGCGGGCCTGTACCTTGTCGGCCTCAGTCAGCGCGGACGTCGTGCCGGCCAGCCCCATCTCCAACGCCTTGGCCTCCACCGTTGCGGCAGAGAGCAGGACGCCCAATCTTCGCATCGGCTCCGCCTCACCAACGAGCCCAGCGCGGAGTGAGATCAGCGCCTCATCGGTTGAGATGTTCTGGAACGAGCCGATGTCAGTAGCGAGTTGCACCATCTGCACGGACATACCCGCAGCGGCCTCGCCTGTCAGCCCCATTGCCGTAAAAAGATTGCCGAGCGTGCCGCTGGCCTCGAGTACGGCCTGCTCAGTCTGTCCGAGTGCGGTAGCCGCGTCTGATGCAAAGTCGTTGATCACCGATACGGATTCACCAAAGACAACGTTAGCCTTGTTCTGCGATTCCTCGAGGTCGCTGGCGAGGTTGGCAAGCGCGAACGCGGCACTGCCTGCACCGACGAACGCAGCCGTTGCTACACCAGCCGCAACGCCTACTGCGAGCCAGTTAGAGCGCAGAGAATTGACCGTCGAGCCGAGCCCGCCAACGTTGCGCTTCGCCGACGTGACGCCCTGCTGTGTCTGATCATCGGCAGTGATCTTGATCTTGACATCGTTCTCACCGAATGCCATTAGGCGATCGTTTCCATCAGGTCAGCCAATGGGCTGTCCGGCTCGTTCTGTTCCGCGACGGGCTCACTCTTGCCGCCGAGGTCGCCGGCATCGGAGAGAACGCCCAGCATCCGAATCAGCGCGAGGTCTTCGTGCTCGAGCTGCGAGGGCAGCACGCTGTAACGCTGGCAGATCCCATCGACGAATCGTGCGGCTGCGAGCACTTCGGGCACCTCTAGCTTTCCGCCTGCGATGCGCCATTTCTCGACGCTGAGACTAAAGGGGGCGGGATCTGGTACAGACCACGGAACCACCCCCCCTGAATCGCGTTGATCACCCACGGCTCCACTCGTGCGAGCGCGCCACGGTTCGGGGGGATCGGCCCATCCTCATCCTCGAGATCCCATTCGATGACGTAATCATCGACGAACTCCTGCAACGACTTCGTCAGCGGTAGTTCCGAGATACGATCGATGTCGGCCTGGTTGGTGGACTTGCATTTGACGTGCAGCCCCTCCAACCGATGACCGTCCTCGAATGACAATGTGACCGAACCCAATACCGGTGCCATGAACCCCATGACGTCTCCTTATGCCCAAGTCGGCTTTGAACCCGACTGCAACTTGAAATCTGCCGAAACAGCCATCTCAGCGTTCCGTCCACGGCTGTAGCTGACTCTGCCGATCAGCGTCTCCACCGCGAGCGTCTGACCACTCAGCGCCCATGAGAAGGTGCGCGTAACGATCGTGCTCGTGGCCGTCTTGACGATGTCGAACCAGCCATCAGCGGCGTCGTCGAAGTAGCCGTCCACGGTCGCGGTGAAGTCTGACAGCCCGGAGATCGTGGCGTGCGCCACATCGTCCAGTGCCGTGATGTCTTGCAGTTCGATCGGGGTGTCGATGTTCGTCGAGCCCGTCGATCCGCTAACGTCCTTCCCCGACCCTCCTTCGTCGTCAATCGTCAGCGTGACGCTCAATCCAGATTCAATGGCGATAAGTCATCACTCCTTCTGGGCGTTCGCCCGTTCTGCATTCATTTCGTGAACCCCTTCACGTTTGCCCGATTCGTATGCCCGCTCGATGGTGTCGCGCTTGTGATCGACGAATGCCCTCGGGTCCGTCTCTGTGATCCACTCGTGGTTCGCCGTCAGTTGCTCTTTCGTACCGGTGCCGTATCGCATAACGGGCGGGCCGATCGGGACGCGATGCATACGGAAGCAGCTCTGGCCGGGCGGGAAGCGGAACACCACGCCATCAGGCCGGGTGCTCAATGTGTCGAGGTCCACGTCCGCGAAACTGTACGGTCCCCACTCAATGACCTTCACCTCGCCATCAGCGATCCAGAACTCCGCGAACATCCGCCCCGATTCCTTCACGTCGGCCATCAGTGACGCCTGCTCGAACGGGAGCGACACGACGTACCCGTTAGCCCACTCGTCACACTCGAACTCCTCACATGCAGTCACACGCGTCTTGAGCGGGCGTACCGTCGAGTAGAATTGGGCACGATCGGTGCGTCTGTTTGGGCTCACGATAGATCCACCACATCCCCGGCGAGGCCGCGGCGAAGCGTGACCACGACGACACAGTTGGCGAATGTGCCGGTGGTGGTGATCCTCACGTAACGATCCACGGTGGCGGTACTGGTGACACGCTTCCCGGTGTTCACCGCTTGCGCTCCGAAGGTCAGTAGCGTTGCCCATGACGAATTGTCGGCGCTGTCCTCGATCAAGATCGTCGGCGTGCCTGATCCGATGCTGAGCACATGGCACACCGCCGTGGCGCCGAGCGTCGTCTGCGCTGTCTGATCAATGCTCGTGGCGCTCGATGCGCTTGAGAATGTGTCGTCCGCTGCCGTGAGTGCGGTCGCTTCCTCCAGGGCGTGCCCTGCTGAGCCCTCAGCGCGTGCGGAGATGTCCATCGCACCATCGCGTGCCCGTGCCACCCCATAGGCCGAGGCGAGCTTTGAGGTGAGGCTGAAGGCGGGGTCACCGATCGCAGTTCCCAGCAGCCACGTCACCACCACGTCAGTCAGCGGCAGTGCGGAGAGGACTGCGTGCGCCTGGCCGGCGGCATCGTTGAAGAATGAGGACCATTCCATCGAGCCCGAGGCGAGTTG